TTAGTTTGGGGATTTAGAATACCAATGTAAAATGCCAACTACCGCAGCTAGGATAACTCCCGCATGAGCAAACATAGCAAATAACATCATAAATAAAGTTTTCGCACCATAAAATCTGGTGCGCCAGTGTTTTAGTTCGTCCAATTCATTATTAACTCTTTCTAAACCAGAAACTAACGTTCTATTTAATTCCGTGGAAGTCTCTATATAACTATCTAGACGTTCCATATAAACTGCAACTTTGACTTCTAACTCATCATCATCCAATGGTTTCATCCGATTTCTCATTTGAGTCATGTTGCACTTTCCTCAATACAATAATAGGATTATTTGTTCCAAACTTAGGAAGAAGAGATTTTCTATAGAAATCTATAGGATTTCCGTTATCATCATAACGGATTAAAGTAGGGTGTTTAGGACGATTTATTCTCATCTCCCCTCCGTATAGATAGGGGGGTGGGTATAACCCCACCCCCCCAGGAAAATTAGGTAGCGTTCAAATCCCCAATCTTAGCCTGTACCCAGAGATTCTTGCACCGCATTTCGCCCATTGTATAGAGCAGACCCCTCACCACCAAAGCATTGGCAGCGAAGTAGTCACGGTTCTCAACATACTGAGTAGGTTGAGCAACAGCAATTTCTAGGTAGTCAGTGTCCAACACGTAGATGTTGGAACCCAAGACTGCATCATTAGAAGCAACCGACTTAGGCACATCGGCATCAGGGAGAATTGGTATGCCCTGATACGTAGCCAAGACCAAACCAGTACGGGTACCAGGGAAGGTTCGCTCTGAACCCACACCAACCTGATACTCTTCCTGACCCATATAACGTTGGTTAGAATTTAACAAACGCTCAAGGTTAAAGTATTGATCGTGCCCAAGGAGAATTAGCTTCGGCTCTCCACCGTTCTCACGAATCTTCTGGATAGCAGTATCCAGGTGAGTGAGAGACAAAGCCCGTCCAGTACCACTGTTTAGCTGAACACTAGCAGCAGCGTTCCAACCACCAGCAACACGGTCACTGTAGGTTAGGTCATAAGCCCTAACTTCAGCACCATTCGTTACACCCCCGACAACCATAGCATCTTCTGCTACAATGTCATCAAGGGAAGTGAATCCAGCCCGACTATGCGTATAGGCTAGGTCACCATCTGCGAAAGCTGTGCCAGTGGCTACGGTCACCACACCAGTAGAGGTATTAACCGCAGACACAACAGAACCAGAAGTCCTGTCAAAACCGCTGTTAGCGTCATTCATAGCTATTGCATCACCAATCTTAAAGTGATGGGCAACAGCAGCGGGTACTGTGAAGGCAGTCGTTGAACCAGCAGATACAATAAATGCACCACCAGCCAACAATTCTTCATTGATTTCCTTGATATGGTCAAGCTGAGAATTCTCATTCTCCATCGCCAGAACATCTCCAATACCGCCTTCCAACTGTGCGGTGAAGACCGACTTCACAGAAGCACCGAAGGTCGTGGATACAATACGAGGCAAGCTCGATACTGTAGCAATATTAGAGACATCGACAGTGGGGAGACTCCCCGTCTCAGTTACTGGTCGTGACCTACTTGAGCCACGGTCAGTCCTGACACGCCAACCAGCCGTATTACCCCAAACTACCCTTGGGACAGCATTGAAGAAACGAGTCTGATTGTTCAAAGCTTGCCACACCTTGCGTCCATAAGTTGTATTGAAGATACCAGTAGCAGTATCAACAGTGAAATAGGACTGTTTCATCAGGTATTCAGGCCCGAACACCGACTGATACAGACCACGCTGTGACTGTGCTAGGTATTCTGATAAACTAGGATTAGCCATAGTGTGACTCCTTTAATTTAGATTTAATTGCTAAGTAGTTCCCTTGGTACCCCATCAGTATTTCCCATTTCAATCTGGGCCTGAAGGTTACGCAATTCTTTATAAGACATACCAGCTAACTGGTCAACCGTATCAGCAGATTCCTGAGCTTTTACAATTGGCGTAGTCCCATCAACTCCCAATGGGCTAATCTGTTGAGGAGCTTGAAGACCCAATTCCTCTCTAAATCCCATCTTCCGAAGCCTTTGCTCCGACTCTGCTTGCACTGCCTTTTGCATGTTAGACTCAGTATTAGCTATCTGCTTTTTCAAAGCATCAAGCTCTTTAGCCATAGCTTCTATATCCTCATCCTCTTCTTCCTTATCTTTATCCCCGCCTTTATACATTCCTTTTCTAGCTTCAGCTTCCTCTTCCTTAGGATGCTCCGCAGCACCATCTCCTTCCTTTTCTACTTCCTCTTCATCTTCTTCATCCCGATTTTTGTCAAAGTTAAATTTCTTCTTGCCATTCTCTTCCTCTTCTTCTTCTTCCGCAGCTTGAATGGTAGCTTGCTGGTCTGCAATCTTAGTAGTAGGATTGATTGGGGATTCCCAATCTTCGCCCCTACCCTTCATCTTAGTACCAGACCGTACCTTCGTGCCATCTACATCCATTCCATTGTCAGCCTTAATCATTCCATAGACTTCTGAAGCAATAGCTTTTAGCATAGCACTTCGTTCATCTACTTCCTGCTTTGCGATAGCCACATCTTCATCACGAACAAAGCGGTCATCCATCTTCTGCAAGACTTCAGCGACAGCAGAAAGGGCCAACGTATTACCCTCCATATGTTTCTCTATCCGATTTAGAACATCGTCTGCCATAATACCCTCCTAGTATATATAATATATGATATCCTAAGAAGGTTGGTCTAAGCCACTTCCGACCTTCTAAACCCGCATAACTATTATATAGTTACACGATTTATTATACTAATTTTTCTGTAAAAATGGAACGTTTTGTATAATTTATTTATAATGAATCTTCATCTAAACCTAAAGAAACTAATTTTAATATCTCGTTTCTAAAATCATACATAGGGACTTGAACTAATTTCTTAAATTTCTCACATTGTGTGCCTTCTGGCATTGAAGCTTCAATTAAATCTAAGACTTTACCTACCATCCTAGAATGACGAGATACTATAAACTCTTGTTCAGGAGTAACTCTACTTATATCTACCATAACTTACCTCCTCTATTTAGTGGCTCCGATGCTTGCCATAATTTCGGCCATGGCTTCATCTATTGAACTTTCCAAAGCATTTTTCATAAAAAAGGTACCAGTTCTACCTGGAGAAGAACTGAGAGTTCGCCATTGTCCATTTACATTTACAGGTTTTTTACCTTTAAAAGTCTTTGTATGTCCTGTAATTGTCGTTGTTCCATTTTTAGTCTGTCGTTTATGGCGTTTCCATTTTCCTGTCCACGAACCTCCCACATTAACTGGTGTAGTACCTTCTTCTACATCTGATGCATACGGAACAGTAGCTCCTAATTCAAACCCATCAGAAGCTATATTTACATATAAACTTCTATACAAGTCTCCTGTCTGCACAGGACATGTATCCCGTGATTTAGCTAAGGCTGCATTCCCAATATCACGGGGCAGTCTTGATTTTAATATACCTATTACTTGTTGTAAAGACATTCCTGGCATCTAATAGCTCCTTATTATACTTAGAACTATACTAATTATACCCATTATGCGCCCAAATTTCGGGAATTTCATCCTTGAATTTCGATTTAGTATTATCATATTTATTCAAATAAATGATTTCCTTTCCTATATAACCATACTTAGGATGCCAATACGTTATTATCTGTTGGGGTTTCGTCACCGCTTGTAACCTAGTCATGGCAAATTCATCTGCCCCTTTCATACACCCACAAATATGGGCAGAACCTGTACCAATATCTAGCTCGTCTACTCTATGAAAGTGCCCAATCATTACAGAATCAAAATGGGCTGGTATGTTATCTGGAACCTCTCCTAGTTCATTTTCTAGTCCCTTCTTAAAATGTAAGACTGACCGTAAGTTAGTTAACACTTTTGTTATAGAAGCTAAACTACCCGCTCCTGATACTGCATCCCCATGCATTGCTAGTATATTTCTATTACACACAGAGAAGACAGTTAGAAAACTCTGAGGTATATGAAATTCAATGTTAGATTGTTTCTGACAAAGGGCTGCAATCCATTGGTACATTAAGTAATCCCAATCCATATACTTATCTTTCATGGGAGGTTTCCTGGTCATACGCCCATGATTTCCTACTACACAGGGAACCCTAATACTTTCAAAATGAGGGGCTATAAACATCAAAGCTTGAGCAATTAAATTAGCTCCCCGAATCATTTGCATCATACAATTTGTTAAATTGGACTGAGACAATTCTTCATGGATATCTCCACTAACCATGTCTCCTAACATAGGTACCACTAGCTCTGGGATAGGCACGGCATTCCGTCTAAGCTCTACCAATGTTAAAAGTTGTGTAGCCCATCCATATAATCTATTATTAAAAATATCAAAATCATACGAATTTAATCCAGCCATCTGTTTAAGATCTATAAATTCACCTATATGTGTATCTGTTAATGGAGCTACTACAGCCTGTGGTGTGTCTCCAGATACTTTAGTCTTCTTAGGATATACCTCAACCTTAGTAAAACCAGGGACAGATTCCTTAATAATATCCGCTAATAGGTCTGTTTGAGCATATCCTCGTAAACTCTTCTCATATAATTTTTTATAGAAGTTAGTCTCTGCTTTATACGTAGCTATCTTTTTATCTATCCTAATTCTATCTTCTACAGAATCTAAGACAATATCATCAGGATTGATGTTTTCTAAACACACCTCCTTGTCGTACCAACGTTGAACGGTTGTTCGATGAACCGTTTCTCCGTATTCTTGTTCCACCCACGTTGCTATTGCTGTCCATGTCTCTCCCGCTAATTTTCTTTTTATTATAGCGTCCTTTGCTGCTTCTGGTATCATCTATAGTTCTCCTCCTTAATACTAAAACTATTCCACACGCTAAACAAATTAAATCATTATCTACATCTAACGCTAAAAATCCTTTACATTTGGGACAAAAATTAGAGTTCATCTATTAAATCCTTAAATAGTTTATCCCACCCAGCCGATTTCCTCATCATCTTCCCATAAGTCAAATGACTTTTCAACTCTATTTCTTCGGGTTCTGTAGACTCTTCCTCTTCTTCTCCTTCATCATCTCTGGGATTCCTACTTAATTTATCTTTAGGATTGGCTCTATGGAGTTCATCGTCTTGTCCTCCCATAGACCCATACCCATATTGTAATCGTAGTTCCTTTTCTTTTTCATCATCTTTAACATCTTCTACAGTACGTTCTATAGAACGTTGTTTATCCTTAGCATCTTTTGCTACTGAATCTTGATTTTGTTCCCCTTCTCTAGCAACCACTTTTTGTACATCCTCCACATCTAATTTTCGTTTATCCCAATCAATTCTAACTGGCCCCATTTTACCATTTGCTACAGTCCCATGTGAATGCATCTTCTCTACATTAAGTTTAAGGGGAGAACTCTCTGTAACAAAATCATGCAATCGTTCTACTCCTGTTTTCTTCTTTTTCTTTTCTCCAAAGGTAGGATTAAAAATTCCTGCATTTGTAGATGTAAAGGCTGTTCCCCCAAAGCCTTCCCCCCCACCATCTTCTTTATGTATCTGTATTTTTCTTTCTTGTTCCCGTATTTCCGTTGCAGTTAATTGACGTTTAGTCCCATCCATTGGTGCCCCGGTTTCAAGCTTTTCTATCTTTTGTTGTACCCCATACCCAGAAGCATAGGCAGCACGTTCTACTTCCTCAGCCTGTTTACGGGAATTATACGGGCCTTTACTTCCCCAATACCACTTATCTTCTCGTTTAGTTATGGGCATTTAAGGACTCCTTAAATCATCATGGATATCACTTAAGTAATCAAGATCATCTGCTAGACTATCTAGATGCCGTGCCATCGAAGTATCATATTCAGTTTTAAATAATTTAGCATTGCCTCTTAACCAATGTGCAACTCTATACATAGTCAATAATTGTTGTTGTTCACAAAGGTGAGTCACAAAATTTCCATCTACTGCTTGTTCTAAGAATCCTTGTACATGGGGCTTGTCCTTATCGACTACACAATTTACTCGTTGTTCTATAGTAAGAATATCAAATAAAGTTTCTAGGGGGCGATCCATTTTACGTTCTGCCATATATATATACCTCCAAAATTTACTCAGTATCCGTATATTCTACTTCATACCAATCATATGCAATACGCTTTAATCTAGCTTCTCTTGCTTTAATAATAACTTCTAAAGCTTTACGATTACTATGTAAATGTTTTTTATACCAAGCCCGTTTCTTTTTTTCATCCCTACGTTCCCATCTAGTTTCCAT